TATAGTAACGAGGAAATTGGATCCTGGATGGAAAAAGTTTTGGATAACGGATTCCCTGATGGAATTTGGGTTGCCGTGTTAGGTGATGACATGGTCGCCGTTGTCCGGGTGAAGGGACAAAACAAATTCATTACCAATGATTTTTCACGCTTTGATACCACTATAGGTCCAGAAGCAATTGAATTCGAGTTGCAGACTTACCGCAAATGTGGCATAGAAGGACAGCCAATGAAAGTGTTGGAGGCCCAAATGCACACACTTGGGTATACTAGACATGGAATTCAATATTCTAGGAAAGGCGGAAGGAAATCGGGAGATCCCAACACATCTTGTGGTAACAGTATCATTAATGGTATTGTTTCCATGGAGGTGCTGAAGGAACTGGTTAGGAAAGAACAGTTAGCTGAGGACAATATAATCAAAGCATACTTGAAGTATGGATTTAAGTCGAAATGCAAAATCGCTAGTAAGGTATGTGATATTGATTTTTGTTCAAAGTTGTTCTGGCCAACAGCAAGTGGCTTAGTTTTGGGTCCAAAGCCCGGTAGAATGTTGCCAAAGCTTGGATTCGGAATCCGTAAGTTAACAAAAGAACAGTATAGAGGCTATATGAAAGGTATATGGCAGGATGGTCACTTCGTCCCAGGAGTAAAGGAATACACTGAAAAGTATGACTTGAAGGGAGTAGCAACCTACCTGGTTAACCCATACACTACTCATTGCACTCGTGTTCATGAAATGACTTCGGAAACCATAGCCTTCTTTGAAGAGCGCTACGGCACTAGTTGTGAGTCATTCCTTCAGGGCATAAATAACATAAGACTAACTGATCCTAATTTCAGTAGCGGTGATTTTATGTCTGACCTAATCAGAGTAGATGGCTAGCGTATTAGTCATCGCGGGTGAGTAAAAACATTCATATTTGTAGCGTAATACATTTTTATTTTTACATTTCCTGCTTTCATATTCATAATTAAATTATGTCCACAGCTATTGTCCCATATCAACCTCAAGCTAGTTTTCTTCCTCTTGCTGTTAGGGGGGTTCTTGCTGGTGCGTCAACTCTACAACAAGCAGCTAATGCAGTTTCTAACACACGTTGGTTCCTTAGCAAAACTAAAGGAGCCAGAAGATCGATCATGAACTCAGTTCGTTCGATGTATAGTGGTAGTAGTAACTCTATGGGTGCCCCCCAAGCTGCTCCAGTAGCTATTAATCGTCGCATTAGAGGAACTAGAGCGCAAATGCGCTCTTCTGCTAACGTCAACGGTGGATTAACTATTCAACACAGGGAGTACCTTGGTGAAATATCAGGTAGCACTACCTTCGACGTCTCATCATACGAAATCAATCCTGGTTTATCTACAGCTTTTCCTTGGCTTTCATCAATTGCTCCGTCCTTTGAGAAATACAAAGTTACTCGGATGTCATACGAGTATGTCAATATTGCTGCTACCAGTGAACGAGGTCGTGTAACCATGGCCTTTGATTACGATGTCCTGGATGAAAATCCGACTTCTAAAGTTGAGCTTTTTCAATATGCAGGTGCATCTGAGGGTGCTGTCTGGTCCTC